TTTTGTATAAGTAATAGAAGTATCAAGTGAACTTCCAAGAGTTGCTACAACATCTTTAGCAACGCTTTTTAATAATGAATCAAGTTGACCTGCCATTATCCTCTAACCACTCTAAGTTGAAAACTACCAGCACCACCAAGCAAATATGCTCCGAGATAACTTTGTAGCCACGGGTAAACATCAAGAATATTATTTACAGATCCAGTTCCCTGACTATCAGTATTATATTTAACCTGTATATCTCCTAGCTTTACCTCAGAAAAATTACCATCTTTTCCAGTAGTTCCTGTAATAGCATCAGTATCATTTGCCAATGCTCTGGCTAATTCATATTGTGCATATTTAATATTGTTTGGAATAGTAGAACAAGATAACTCAACACCATCAACCTGATAATTAGTTCTTGGAAATTTCAAAGCCTGACTTTCATCACATCTATCTCCATAAAAAACTAAAGTATCAATCCATCTTGTAGCAGATATTAATGCTCTTTTTTTCTGGTCATCTGTTTTATTTGTCCAAGTTGAAGAATCTGGAGAAGTATCAAAATAATCATTAGACTCAGATAAAGTGACATAGCTATTAGCAGTTTCACTTTTTATAGTTGCATTTATGGTAGCTGCCACGATTATTAAAGTAATTTAGTTTTATTGTAGCGTAAAGAAAAAACCCCACCAATAATT